TACATTACACAGAAATAAATACAAAAGAACAAGCAAGAATAAGTATAAGTGGTGATATACTACTTACAATGAAAGCCGGGGTAAAAACAGAACACTGTATACCTCATCCAAGTGGCTGGGATACTATTTCAAATTAATTGTCAAGAAAACAATTATAAAAAGATTACTTGATAATTATCACAGACGTGTTTAAATTAGATCTCACCCAAAAAATTATAAATCAGGAGATATTATGGATAATCAAGAAGTATTGAAAGCTATAGCTGTCCTCGCAGATAAGGTGAGCCGCTATCATGAACGTTTATTAGCATTAGAAAGAGATCACAAAAGACACACAGACGGGTGTTCGTGTCAAGAAAAACCAAAAGAAATAGCTAAAGGTCCTGATTATCCAAGTGCAGGAAGACCATTAACAGAAGATGAAAGAATGTTTGTTCAATCAAATATAGCAAAACATAAGGCAGCAGCAAATGGATCCTAATTGTCCTACTTGTGGTTGCGAAAAAGAAAAGTGCATCTGTGATGACTTCTGTGAAAACTGTGGTGCTTAATCTTTAGGATTTTTAGTTTTTCCAAATACATCTGGTAATTTAGTTACCTTAATCATTATATTTGTTTCAATATCATCTTGCGTTGTATCTGTATGTTTATTAGCAACATCTAATTTTGCTTCTTCTTCCGAACTGTAATCAGCTCCTGTTTTTTTATTTTTAACTTCTCTGTGAACTTCTGGTGTAAGAATAGGTACATCTTCACCATTAATGTTTTGTACTCCAACTTGTTTTGAATCTTGTACTTTTTTAAATACCATTATGTTATCTCCATAAAATTAATTAAAATTTTAACATCAGCTCCTGTTAATTTTATTTGATCCGCTTGTTCAAGAACAACAGGACCTTCTAAAACTTGCGTCTCAGCAGCATCTCCTAAACTGTCTTTATATAACTCTACCTCTAAATTAGAATTACTTGAATCTAGCATTGTAACTGTCGTTGCCACAGCTCCACCAGATTGATTAGATAAGTAAATACTTTTTACTAAAGTAGTAGTTGGCAACACAGGAGGTTGCGAATTTTGATCCGCAGTCGGAACAGTGTAAACTGTTCCTGTTCCCTGTAAGGTAGCACTTTTAAATAAATCAGCCAAGGAACCACGTCCTTGCTGTCGATTCGTCTTTTATATCTTGTTGATAACCAAAATTTAATTGCTGTACTATTTGCTCTAGCAACCGTGTAAGTATATCAATTACAGTAGGTTGATATTCAGGTGTTGCTTGAGGAAATCGTGTCGTTGTTATTTTTGCCATTATCTGCCTCCGTCTGGTTGAACATCAAGTCTAAGTGTTCCGTATCGCCATTTATCACCTACAGCATCACTGTCAATACGAATATTTGCTTGTCTTCCTCTACCTCTTATATCAAATTTTTCTGTAGTAGGCACTACAGTTCTTGTTACGGAAGTAGTAGTAGTTGAACTAGGATAAGTCTTAAAGTTGATTTTAAGATCCACGGATCCAGTCAAATCTTTAAAGTTAGGTATGCCTCTTCCTATATGTAAGAATGGTTGACCATCTGCAATGTCAAAATCTCCTGATTCAATAAATGCATTTATAGCTGTTGTAACATTATCATTACCTGTTTCATGTTGATAAAGTGTTGTTGCTCCTGCTGTCAAACCATTAATAACATTATTGTTTGCAGTAGCTGTTGTAGAATATTCTGTTGCATATGGTTTTTGATACACACCATAATCAAGCCACGTTGTTCTAGCTAAACTACCAGTTGACCAACAATCTTCTAAATAATTATATGTTACATATCTATCAATTTGCGTTGCATTATTTGATGTATAAAACCAAGTTACTTCATTAAATTCAGAATTAACAGCAGCAAAAGTTTCTGGTTGATTTGTAATACTAAAATCTTCAAACACATAATCTTGAACACTACAAGGCATTTTAGAAATAGCACCATCGAATTTATAAAAAGAATTTTGAGACATCCAAAAAGCTGTACCATTTACATCTACAGCAGAGTGTAATGAAACAGCTCCACAGTTTGCACCAATTTGAGTTAAGTTAAATGTAAAAGGTGCGCCAACAAACTGTAATGCATTGAGAGATGTATCTGTCCAAACAAGAACAGCATTACGTGATCTAACAGCTGTTATAATTTTAGAACCATCTTGCACTCTAAATGAACCTGCTGTGTTTGTAGCAGTTGGTGACCATGTATTATAATCTTCTTGAGAAGCAAAACGTAAAAATAAATCATCTTGTGTATTACTATTACCTATAGTTGTTTCTGTGCCAAATAAAAATACATGACGATCAGGCATAGATACTAAATTAAATCGTGAAACTGTAGGTGCATTAGAAATAACTGCTGCCGGCGTTCCTGTTCCTACAGAAGTATCCCATCTAAAAGTATTTCCATTATTAACAGTAGCTAATAGATCTTCACCAAAATTATCAAAAGACCAATTACGTCCATCAATTGTTACGTTAGAAGTAGAACGAGCCGTGCCCCATGCTTCTTTACCCCATTGCCAAGTACCCCAACCATAACCATATTGAGAAACAGCGGTTCCTACAGAAATTTGATAAGTAGCTGTGGCTGTTTCACTTGATGTTCCTGTACTTGTAGCAGCGGTTGCTGTGGTAATTGTGTAAGTATTAGCATCGGGAACAGTTAATATTTGATATTCTGCATCCATCGTTGCGGCAGGTATTCCATTTACAGCTCCTGATGTTGAAGAAATTGTTACAAAATCTCCTACATCAGCGCCATGACTTGGATCAGTTACTGTAACACTTGTACTAGAAAATGTTTCAAAACCTGTAATAGAGCCTGTAGCTCTAACTGGTGTAATGTCGTATGCTACACCTTCTGTGTAAATATATAATTTTCTATCTGTTCCGATGGCCGTGTATCGTACACCGTTAAGATCGGTCCATGCGTGCATATCTCGTGCAACACCAACCAATGTGTTTTGAATAAGTTTAATCCACCCACCAATTTTTTCTGGTAATCCATATCTAAAACGTACAAAATCAGAATCAGTCCAACGACCTGCTGCACCATATTCTGTGTCTTGTTTATCTATACCAGGGGCAAATGCTATTTTTGTTAGAGGCATTATGCAATCCTCACAAATCTATATACAAGTTCACCATCACCACCAGTATTACCTGAGTTTTCTTTTCCACCACCACCAGCGCCAGAACCAAATTGTCCTGCTGAACCTTGACCACCTGAGTTTCCACCACCACCTCCGGCTACATTTCCATTATAAGAAGCAGCGCCGTCAGCCCCAGCTATACTACAGTTATCACCACCACAATTGGGAGCATTACTAGCTCCACCTGTAGGAGTTCCTTCTGCTCCAGCTCCACCAGCATTAAAACTTCCAGCACGACCTGTATTAAATGTTGTAATATTAGTACCATCAACAGTCGTTCCTGTTGATAAAGAAGTTGATATTGTTGCTGCGCCTGCTTGTCCTGACGTTTGTGTTGCTAAAGGTCCTTGAACGTAACCACCTGAATATGATGATCCTGTGCCACCACCTAAAGAAAATAGTGAGCCTGTGCTAGCACCAGTTAAACTTGTTAATGACCCTCCTGAAGCAGAAGCAGTATAATTAAATCCTGAATTAGATCCTGCTGCTCCACCTGATCCAACAACAGCTGTTAAAACTTCTCCACCTACAACTGTAAAAACTTTATCGGATACATACGCACCTGATCCTCCGCCACGACCACCTTGTTCTCCTCCCCCTTTATCATAACCAAGACCATTCATTGATCCTCCGCCCCCTGCTACCGCTTGTTTAACATGAATAGCATTAGCATTCGAGGGAACAGTAAAACTTGTTGTACCTGAACCTGCAGTTGTAAAACTTGCAGGTGTATCAAATAAAGTAAAAACAGTTCGCCATGAACCGCCATCTTTTACATAAGCATTTGTAATTGTTTTATTAGTAAATGAAGTGCTGTCTCTCACATATACTTGTGATCCAGCGTCTGAACTTATTTCTCTCCAAGTACCACCTGATTTAACGTAAATTGGCATGAGGCATTACGTATATTTGTACCAAATATCTCCATCAGATCCACCAGTAGGTCCTGATGTACTTACTGTTCGTGCTCCGTTAGCATTGGTTCCTGCTGTAGCAGAAATAAAAGCTTGAACATCAGTGCCTATTTCAACACCTAAATTAGTTCTAGAGGTGTTTGCGGCAGAAACATCATTTAAGTTGCTTGCGGCCTGAAGTACACCTGTAACAGCAGTACCCGAGAATTTATATCTAATTGATTCATAAGTTGCCATTTTATTTCTCCATTAATTTCCAACCATAAGTTGCACCTGAATACACTAACGCAAAAGCTGCATCTTCGGTTGCTACTGTTAAATCTGCTGTAGCTCCGTTAATTTTTAAACTATTTCTTCCTACTGTTAAATTATGAGTATCAAAAGAACTAGCTAAATCTACAAACCTTACTTCGTCTCCTGTAGAAGGAGCGGCAGGTAAAGTAATTGTAAATGCTCCACTAGAAGTATCAGCAAAAATTTTATCTCCACTTAAAGCTGTATATGTAGTAGTTTTTGTTATCCATGTTCCACCAGATGTTTGTAACTCATACCAATTAGTACCATCAGTAGCTAAAAATACACTGGTTTGAGGGTTTATAACATAAGTATTTCCAGCAGCTCCTAATCTAGCAGTAACTGTATACGTTGTGCTAGCGTTTCGTAAAAAATACATTTTTTCTTTTGCAGTAAATTGAACAACATGATTGGCTGCTGCATTTGTAAATATAATAGCTGCTTGTCTGTTTTCGTTGTCTGCTTGAACAGCAGGACCGTTTGTATCTGTTAAAACTGTAGTGGTTCCAGATGATATATTCTTTGTATATACACCTGCAATAGCTTGTTCGAGAGATTGAGAAAAGTTATTATTGGTAGTTGTACCCCAAGCATTTGCTTGATCTCCTATCCCTATTAATTCTATTTGTAGTCTGCTTGAATATGTTGACATAATTTACCTACGCTGCATCTTGCCATGTATTAGTAGCACTATCATCCACGTTTGTCCAAGCATTTGTGGCTGCATCGTTTACATCTGACCATGTATTAGTAGCACTGTCATCTACCACTGTCC